CAGCAGCAGCATCAGATCCAGAAACGTGGAACATATCACGGATAATTACCGGCTTGTTCACGAATGAAGTAAATGATGGCTCGTTAGCCTCAGTGTAAGGAGTGTCTGACCCTTTAGCCCACTCAGAACCGTACTTAAGTACAGTAACAGCTCCGTCAGCCATACCAATACCAGCTTCATCAGCGTGGCCTTGAGTATAAGGAAGGATTGTAACCGCATCAGTTGATACAGCTGTTACCCTACCTGGGTATGTTACAGTAGAAGACGCTACTAAACAAGTATCACCTACGCGTAGACCGTGAGATCCAGCAGCGTAAGCAGCATTAGTTCCAGCGTGTCCAGTTACAGTTGTTATAGAAGTAGAAGCATCTACAGTACCTGTGTAAGCAAGGTGTAAACGACCTTGTTCAGACCATACGACTCTATCAGCCGTCATAGCCTCTTCAGCACCTACTTGAGCAAGGAAACCTGAAATTGTTCTGTTACCGAAAACTTCAGCCTCTTTCTCCATTAGGTCTGGTAAATATTGTTGAGCCCAACCTTCAGTTGCCGCAGTAGTAAAATCTACATAGTTTGAAGCAAGTGTGGCTTGGACCGGATTTGGGACCGTATTTAACGCTCCGCCTGCAGTAATTGCCATTTTAAATTGTTTTTAAATTGTTATCTTTTATTTTTTAATTTGAACTTAAAAGAAGCAGAATCATCACCTAGTACTCTTACTTTCATACCACCTCTAGTTTCTCCATGAGAAGGTCTAGCTGTTGTATTTATATTTTTGGCTTTGGCTACGCTTTCTTTTAGTGCGTCTGCCTTGCCTTGCTCGTAAAAATGCTGAGCGACTGCATCGGGATTCATAGCTGTATACAAACCTTTGTGATAACCTTTAGCATCTGACATCATCTTATCTTCGTTTAGAAACTTTCTAACAAAGTTATTTAAGTCGCTTTGATTATTCTTTACTTGGTCTACATCTTTAACATTATACCTAAACTTTTTATCTCCAACGTTATATTCAAAACCTTTGAACTCGTTATTAAAAACCTCCTCGGTTTTCTTGTTAAATCTAGATTTCTGTTGTTGAGCTATTTTTTTCGTCTGCTCTGACTCTTTATTGTATCGATTGAAGAAATCAATTGCCTTCTGTTGCTCAGTTGTGAGCTTCGATCCAGCTTTAATATCTTCATAGTATTTAGACTTTTGCCCGTCTAAGTAGGCTTTGGCCTCGGCAACTTGCTCTTTGAGGGCCAATTTTTTACGTTTAATTTCTTTTTCATCATCTACATCCTCGTCAAATGAAAACGTATCTTCTAGCAAAAAGTCTACTTCTTCTGAGTTTAGATGAGGTTTAGTTCTTTTATAGTACTCGCGCAAGGCATCTTGATTATCTAAATCGTTAACATCTCTATTTAAGTTAACGTAATCTTCAAGACTTCCACCAGTTTCTTCCATGAAGTCTACTAACTTCTGAATATTCTCTGGTAAAGGTTTTCCAGTTTCTTCTGCTTCATCAAGAGCTTCCATAACCTCTTCCTTGGTTACAGTATCTTCTCCTGTTATTTCTTCTAGTACTGGTCTATCTTCTTGTGTTTCTTCTTCCGGTTGTACTTTTTCTTGTTCTTGTGCGGGCTCGGAACCTTCATCGCTTCCAGCCACTCCTGAGTCGTCAGGGTTATTTTCTTCAGCTTCATTGGCTGTTGGTTTACTTAAATCCACTTTAATAACGTCAGGATTATCCGCGCTATCAAATTTACTTAAATCAAGTTCAGGTGTAGATTCTTCTACCACCTCTTCTTGGGGTGTTTCGTTTTCGACCTCCTGGATTACATCCTCAAGGTCTGTTTGATTTTCATCTTGCATCATAAAATATTATATAATTAATTACCAATTTGTGGGTTGAACTTATCCAAACCCAGTCCGCCTCCTAGTATATCATTACCTGAAGACTCAAACTTTTTACTCGTTTGTTTTACTTTTTCTCTTCTATCTTTCCCTCGCTCTTTCATACCTTCTACCTTCTCAGCAGACGCACGCTCTTGAGCTCTAAGCTGGTTGTTTAGCTGGAACTCGTAAGTCATCAACTCTTTCTTTAACCTAACCTCTTCTTGTAAGTGGCTTATTTTATTCTGTGACTTAAGGGTTTCTATTTGCATTTCCGCTTGAGCTTTTGCCTGATTTTTTTGTATCTCAGCTTGAGCAGCGGCTTGTTGAGGTTTCTCATTTGCTTGTGCTTGCGCTTGAATGTTTTGCTCTTTGAATTTTTGATCTCTCTCTTGTTTCTTTCTGCGTTTAATTTTCAACAACTGATTAGCTATTCTAACATTTCTAACTTCTCTAATATCTATAGCGTCATCTAAGTCTATTAGTTGTTGAGCTAAAGCTGTTTGTATGTTATTTTCTAGTAACTGCTTTTCTTCTTCGTCAGGTTCAAGCTCAATAAATATACCAAAATCATATAAGTGTAATTCAGCCATATCTTTCAAAGTTGCGACGTTATGCGATCCTATAGCTTGAATAAACGCGTCAGCGGTTGGAGAATACTCAAGTATATCTGATATACGTAAAGACAGAGCTTCTGCAATCTCAGCAGTTAAGAACATAGAGCTAAGTAAAATATGACGTGTAGCTACATTTGAATTAGCCGCAGCTAACTTTTGTATACCTACTAAAGATTTAGGATCTGGCATACTACCGTCTCTAGCTTCATTAAGACCCGTTACGTCACGGATCATTTGTAAGTAGTAGTTATACGTTTGTATTAAACTAGATATTTTATTCTGTCCACCAGAACTTGATATTTGTTGAATAGGCACTTTACCTGGATTAGGATCTCCATCTGCAGTAAAACTTCTACCTATAACACTACCAGTTTGGAAGAACATATTAAGAGCTTCTTGTGGATTGTAGTTAGTGCCATTGCCTAAATCAATTTCAGCAAGCCCGTCAGCATCAAGGTATACTCCGTCAGGAACCATGCGTGACATCACTTGCTGCAACTTTAAATGTGTTAGCTGAATCATATCAGCAAATCCAGTAACTCTACTTACTATAGACTCAATACGACCTTCGTACATACGCGGTGCTACTAATGAGTAGTTCATTTTAACTTTGTTGAAGTCAGATTTACTACGCATCATATTTTCAGCCTTATTCCACTTTAGCAACTTATCTGTACCAAGAACCATAGCTCCTTCAAAAATACACTCTACAGATCTTTGTAATCTAGTATATCCGCCTTCTTTATCTTTTGGAGGGTTAAACGTATCTGGCTTTTCAATAGCCTTCATACCTCCGCTACCAGTTTCTTTAATCTTATAAACATCGTTCATATGTGTNCTATAATTAAAATATAGAACTTGAACTTTGTTCTTATCCATCTCTTTTGGACTACGACCACGGATATCTCTTCGACTCGATTTAGAATATATATCCTCTATATCAGACTCTGTAAGAGTATCAAACTCCCGAGCAAGCTCGTTAATAGGTATGGTTTTTACTTCACCAATATAGTATATATCGTCAAAATATGGTGACTCTGTGTAAGAGTAAACTATATTAGCTGGATCAACATATTCTACCGTAGCACCATCACTCCAATTAAAGTTTGTCTTAACACAGGCGATTCCTAATACTGTTAAGTCGTATAACATTCTACGTCTGATAAGATCGTAGTTATTTCCGTCTAATAAAACATTAATAGCCTGCTCTTCAGCTAGCTCAACACCTTGTTTATAATTAAGATGCATGTGTAACTCAAGTTCTTCTTCAGTACCAGGTACGTCAGCTTTTTCATTTTCATATAGATCAACTAAAAATCTCTCTTGAGCAGCATCATTAAATCGCTTGGNTTTCATATCCGCGATCATTGAGTCCATGTACTCAGTCCTTTTATTAACCCCATATGGATCTTGTGAGTATGCTTTAACGTTAAACATTCTCTCGGCCATACCGTTTACTACGATATCAACAAACTTAGGTATAATTGGTACGGGTTTCCAATCTAAATTAAGATAAGATAAATCACCATTAATAGATAATTCATCTTTATAT